TATTGGCGTAAGTATTTTAAAGGGTTTTGGTTTGGTAAGTTTAAACACTTCAATTAATAACTTTTTTGAAAGTTTATCAAATAAGGCAGCAGAATTTGCGCCAATGCTTGAAAAGTTTGGTGCAGTTGTTGCCATGATATCTGCAAAGGTATTAGATTCTATTGAATCATTTTTAAGCCAATGGGTTGTAACTACTGAAAAAATGACAGTTGAAGAAATGCTAGGTGAAATAGAAATTGTTGCAGAAAGAATTGTTAAATCTGCAATTGATTTTATTACTGAATTAAAACCCTTTGTTGAAATCTTGGTTGCAGGTGCAAAGCAGATGGGAAAGATTGCAGAAGGTTTTGGAAACATGAAAAAGAATATGGAACTTGATGCAAAAGCTGCAGCGGATTTATTTAAACCAAAGCCAGTTGATAATTTAAATACTTTTTCAATCATGGAATTGATGGATTTGCAAAATGATGTCATGGCCAATATTGATCAAATGGATGAACAAATTAAAGAAGGTGTTGATACTAGATTTAGTGGAACTGGTGGCAGCTTCATGACAGATTTGGAAGAAGCAATAGAAGCATCAAGAATAGCAATTGAAGAACAACTTGCAAAAATAAATGATATGCCATTATTACAAGAAGCACCACGATGGCAAAAATTCTTAGATGAAAATCTAAGCCCATTGCAAACTTATCAGAATGAAATTGCAAAATTAAATATGCTTATGAAGGATGGATCAGAGCAGGGCTTTCAAGCTTTTGCAATTGGTTCAGCAGGGGCATTGGCAAAGCTTAAATCATCTATGGGAATAACAGGGGAACAGAAATTTGCAAGCGCAATAACCAGAGGCAGCGCAGAAGATTTCAAAGCTACCATAGATATGCAATCCAAAAACAAAGATGTGCAACAGGAAATAAAAGAGTTGATGGCTTTGGCAAATCAGATGCAAGCAGAACAATTAGCAGAACAAAAGAAAATTGCAGCAGCAATATTGGCGCAAAGGCCAGCCCAAGTTATGGCATTCTGTGGGCCAGTCTAAGGGGAAACTATGGCAATAGATTTATTTGAAGAACTTTGGAATGAAAGAAAAGCAACCCTTGATAAAAGTTATCAAAACACTTTTACCAGATCCTTTATTGTTCATACCGATTCAGTTGAACAATCTGACATTTCAATTTATGATGCAATTTATGCTGATGCAAGTTGCCCCCAAATTGGTGATTTATACCCAGGCGATGATGATAGTTATGCCCAAAGTGTAAACATCAACCCCGAAGCTGATGATCCGCAAACTTGGAAAGTTGTTATTGAATACAGCAGCAACCCCGATGCAGCCACAAATGCAGCTAATGGGAGCAGCCCACCCGCAAATGTTGAAACACAAAACCAAGGGCAGAAACCAGAAGATAGGGAAGCCAACCCAACCTTAAGACCACCAGATTTTAGGGTTACCTTTATAAGCTTTCCAGAAGTGTTAACCAATCTCAGGAATTCTGCAGGAGATCCATTTGTACCCCCAATAACCATTGAAAGATTTAGGCCAGTGTTCACCATTGGTTGCAATGTTTCAACCATTGATGCTTATGATTTAGCAACCTATATTGGCAAGGTTAATAACGCAACTAATACTTTTGTTACTGGCACAGGTTGCACTTTAACCATTACAGATAAAACCGGAAAAATTAAAGGGATAGGAACAGAACTAATTCTTGAAGGTTCTTACCAATATTGGCGGTTAACCTATGAAATAGAAATCAACACCACAGTTGGCGAAGATCAAGAAATTACTGGCTGGGATATGTATATTAGAGATCAGGGTTATAGGATTAAAAAGGATAATGGTGAATTGGTAATGGCAACCAGTGGGGGAAATGTAGTTTCAGTTCCAATTGATTTAGATGGCCAAGGAAAAAAGAACCCTCTTAATGAAGATCCCCAATATATTTTATTTACTGCTGCAACCGTTTATGGTGAAATTGATTTTGCAACCCTTCCAGGATTAGGATTCTTTTAATGCCACCCCCAGTAGGATTTGATTTTGAAACAGCCAAGGAAATTCTAAGGCTGGTTAAGAAAAACAAAAATGGATCTTTAAACAGACCCATTGAAGCTGAAGTACAAAATCTAAACAACCCGCAGTTGGTTATTGCGTTTATTGCCTCACCTGAAATTACTGTTTATAATGATACTTATAAAATATTTAGAATACCAAATGCAAAAATGGTTCCATTTAACACAGGCATTGAAATCACTAATGGTAGATTAGCTTTTGGAAGAACCAATGATGATGGAGAAATTTTGATTGCTGGAATTAATGCAATTGTTGGGATGCCAGTTATTGATGAAGATTATGTTGACCCACCCAGAATATTTGCTGGGCATTATTTAGGGGTTATTACTGGTTATAGTCAAGAAGATGATGCAGATTTTGAAAAACCAATTGTATTAATTTTATCACCCCCCACATTACCTTTTGTTGAATCAGATCCAATAACAGTTGTAACAAATGTAACTTGCACCCCTGAAGGAATCCAACTACAGACAGCGCAATTTGTAGCAAGTGATTATGATTCAGCAGTTATCACAAGTTTCTTGGGGCTTAATGATACCCCTGCTTCCTATTCAGCACAGCAAAACAGGGTTGTTAAAGTTAATTCCAATGCTGATGGTTTAGAGTTTGGGGTTAACAATGATACTGTTGAAACAGATATTTCAGATATGCAAGCTGCAATAGCATCAATTCAAGATGATATCACTGCAATTCAATCAGATATATCAGATATAGAAGGAGCAATAACATCAATTGAATCTGATGTTTCTGCCATTCAAGCAGACTATGTAACCCTTGAAGCAAGAGTTACAGCATTGGAATAATTATGAAATTTAAAACATCAAATTCATTTTTATTTATGGCTAATATTAGCATTGAAGACAATTTGTTTTTACTTGGAATAGGAATATCCCTTAATACTATTAGGCAAGTGACATTTTCACCAGATATGGGGGTTAACAACACTGGCACAAAATTACTTCCTGATGGAATAATTGACCAAAAATTCTATTTTGCAAAAGTTGTTATTGATGATCAAAATCATAACGCAAAATTATTTTTAACTAATCAAAATGCAATTGATGAAGTTGATGAATTTGTTTTTACAGATGAAAACTTAGATGGTTTTTACAGATGTTTTATGAGTGGTATTTTTTCAACTCAAGATTATGAAATGCCTTGCGTTGAAAGAGCATCTGCAGATGTTGAAGATATGTTTTGTTGCCCACCAGCCTTAGAATTAATTACCACAATCCCAGAATACTTAACTTTAGACACAGGTTCAGAAGATGATTCTGGTGATTACTATTTAGCAAATTATAAAGTCATGAATGCTGTTCCTAATGGTTATGTATTATGCGGAATACAACCAGCAAACCTTGCATACAAAAGCAAAAACCAAACATTTGAAGCAATAACTAGATTTCAAGAAAACATTTATGATGGCCCTTATGTATTTACAACTATTAACCAGCAATATACTTTAGCTTGGGAAATTTTAACAGATGCAGAAATTGTAGATGGTGAAGCAACAGGAAATATTAAATTAAAAGTCTTGTGTACTGTGTTTGCTATAACCCCTGATAATGAAAGAATAGATACTAATGGTTTGGGTGAATTAAAACATATTGCAGAATATCATTCTGATTGGGTTGATAAAGATATATTTGATTATTCTGGAACTTGTACAATTATTGACAATTCAGATGAAGATTATATGTACCCAAGTCTTGAAAATTTTTATGATACCCCAGCAGGTTTACCAATTCCACATTCTGTTGATGTTAGTGCTTCTGCAACTTTTGTTGAAATGCCAGGAACAGTTCATTTATATATGCCAGATGCAGTATTTAGAACCCCCGAAGGTAATATTGAACTAGGAACTATTGATGAAGTATTAAATTACAATGCTGTTTTGGGTGGCTATTATTCTGATGTTAAAGAACATTATTTAATCCAAGGCAGGTATTATTTACCATTTGTTTTTTATCCCACTGTTGAATCTGAAAACCCAACTGCACTAAATAGAATGGGTATAGGTTTTGGCAATGGTGGAATCAATTCTCAAATTTCTGAAATTGGTAGCGGTTTAGATTATTCCACAGAAACTAATCCTGATTCATATGGTCATGCCCCCCCACTTTATTTTACTAATGACATTGAAGAAAGAGGGCCATTTGTTGGGAGCTTATCAGATGCAGGGGCTGGGTATGGTGGAATCTTTTCTGGGATTGATCATGGTAAACCTTTCATAGATTCCAGAGCAAAAGTAATTCAAAACTTTACTGCTGCAGCAAATGAAATAACTGATGGGATTCATATCATTGAAATTGATATGGTTCTTAGTGGTTCTGGTTATTTGTTTCCCCCCACTGTTTCAGTTTTTAGTTCTAATGTGGAATGCTTTGCAACTTTAGGTGAAGGGGAATTTGAGGGAAAGGTGATTTCCGTAACTGTTACCAACCCTGCAACAAATTATTTTGGTAATAATGTGCAAATTTATTTTAGCCCACCCCCACCTTCTTTTTTTGAATTGTCAGAAAAAAACAATGTAATGAATTTATATTTTAGTGGATATCAAAGCTATTTTAAACCTTTAGTTGGGGGGAATTTATTTGATGGATTTTACAATGATACCACCCAACATTTTTATAAAAATGATTCATATACCATAACATCAAACCACCCTGATGCTTTTATTACATCTTTAGATGAACTTGATACACCAACTATCGATGAAGAAATATGAACATAACACAAAATGCAGTAAGCTTTATAATTACTGGAACTAACTTTAATACCAGAGCAGGGGCAAACCTTGTTTTTTTAAGTTCTGGAACTGCAAAAGTTACAGCGCAAACATCAACCCAGCTAACTATTACTTTTTTAACCCAGCCAAATCTTGGCCCCTTGTATGCAGTAATTAAAAACCCTAGGAAAAAATCTACAAAAGTTAGGGTTGCAACAGTAGTTGCAGGAATTGTAGTTACCCCGAATTCAGATAGCAGGGCTATTACTGCCACAGCTTTGGCTATTGCTGGAACTGGGTTTAGTGCAACTGCAAATCATAATACAGTTACCTTTAATTTGGGTGCAGCAGGTACAGTAACCAGCGCAACTACAACCCTATTAATAATTACTTTTTCAACCCAACCAAATTCATTAGGATCATTAACTGCAGTTGTTGCAGTTAGTAGTTCTAATGGAAATTCCGGTTCCCCAGTGCAGGTTGCAACTATAGTTGCAGTTGCAACAGTTACTGAAAATCTAACTATCATGCCAAGGAATGCTAGATACCTTTATGATGCAGGGCCACCCCCAACAGTCACATATTTTACAAGACCTTTTATAATTTCTGGAACAGGCTTTAATCCAATAGCAAATCAAAATAGTTTAACATTTAACAAAGGTGCAGTTGGAACAGTAACAGAAGCAACTGCAACTGAATTAACTGTTGAATTTGCATTGACAAGCGGATTTCATCTTGCTAATTATCCTACTTCTGATGGTGCATTAACTTGCAATGTTGAATCCTTTGAAGGAACTTCTAACACTGCAACAATTGCAACAGTTGTTGCTAATTCAATTCGATTTATTCTTGATGAAAATAATCCTTTAAATTATTTTGGTGAAAATTTTTTCTTTGATCCTGCAGATGAAAACAACTTTGATTTTGGGGGGGAACTAGATCCAGTTAAAATAAATTGGCAAAATGTTAGTGTCGCTAGTCAAAGTGGATCTTTTGAAGTACACAAGCCAGGTGTATTAAATGTTGATGTTGTAAGTTTACATGGTTATGGAAATGGATATTTTGTTATCTATTATTATGAACATATATCTGGATACAATTATGAAGCACCAATTGAAATATTTGATCATACCGGCCCATATGGAAATAGTTGGACTACCAGTTCTAACAATTCTTTTAATGTAGCAATTAACGATGTTGTTGTTATCCATTGGGATTTTGAAGAAATTGGGCAAACCAGTCTTCAAGAAATTATCATCAATGCTTATTTTGACGATTAAAAGGAAGTCTAAATGGTAATTCACTTTGAACTTCACAAATCTTGGACATCTTCAAAAGTGTTATCTGATGCTTATAGGCTAGGGGTTTCTCTTGGCAAAGACAACCATTGGCATTATAACGGAGTTACCGGATTGTATATATTTTCAGATGGATATCTGATTATTGAAATCATCGAAAAGCCATCTGATATAAAACCAGCGATGATAAGAGGATTAATCAGGAGCATTCAAAAGCAATTACTGAAACCAAGGGAAACTAAGAAATGATTAGCTTAATTTTGTCTGCAATGTTGGCGCAACAAATAACCCTGCCACCCGAAATTCATGGGATGCCAGGCGCATTCATTTCAATACCCTCTGCAACAGATGGCAAGCAAGTTCAATGGTTTGTTTTAGATAAGGGTTTAAACCTGTTTCCTGTGGAACTTTTAAAGGATTCTAAAACTTGTGTGGTTACAACAACCATTGAGGGCAGGTATAGGGTTTTGGCTTATACTGCAGCAGGTGATAACCCAAGCAAACCTGCAATTACCCTAGTAATAATAGGAAGCCCACCAGCCCCCGAACCAGAACCTGACAACCCAGAAGAAGCCAGCAAGCTTTCAAGAGAAATTAGAGCCATATACAGGGCTTTAAATGAGGATGATAAGCAGGCCAAAGCCCAGAAGCTTGCAGTTATTTATAAAGGGTTGGTTGCAGTTGCCAAAGATCCAACCATTGAAACCACAGGGGATTTATTAGGGGCAGCAAAGATTGCAGCCAATAAGGTATTGGCCCCAACTGATTTAAAGGAAATCAGGGATAAGCTTAGCAAACAATTCATTGGCTTTCCTGATGATCCAGCTGTTATAATAACAGCAGAAATGCGCTTAAAATTTGCTGCTGTTTTTAAGGATGTTTCCACGGCAATAGAGCTAGCAATTAAATGACCCCAAGTAATCTAGGATGGATTGCACCAGAATTACGAACACCAGAAATGGTGGAACTTGATTTGCAGGTGAAGGGCAGGATGCCCATCTTTCAAATAGATGGCGCATACAAAGAACCAGTTGATGCCCTTCTTTATAAATTCATCCAAGATTTTAAACCATTCTATCAGCAAACTGGCAGTTGCGTAGGCAATGGTTTAGGGATGGCGTTATGGTGTTTAGAATCAATTGAAGTTCATGTTCAAGCGCAACTAGAAAACCCAACAGTTCCATTCTGGCTTTTGCCCTATGGCAAATCTAGGGAATTGGCTGGGTTGAATGGCAGGGGGGAAGGCAGCTTTGGAAGTGCAGCAATTGAAGCCCTGCAAAGATTTGGAACCTTACCAGCTAATACCAAAGATTTACCCCAACCAAAGATTCAAGATGGTGCTTATACATGGGGTGAAGATGCTGAAATGGATTGGTCAGACGGAAGCAAGATAAAATCACATTGGTTATTAGCTGCAAAAAAATTTACCATTCAAACTGCTGCCAGAATTAAATCATGGGAAGAGGGCAAGGCCAGCCTGATCAATGGTTACCCAATGACCTGCGCCAGCAATTGGGGTGGGATGATGGAACCCCCGATAAAAGGTAACCCTGCAATCATCTTGAATAAAAGGGTTACCCAATGGGGGCATCAAATGAGTTGCCTAGGTTGGGCTTACCATCCAGAATTTAAAGATATATTTTGGATTCAAAACAGTTGGGGCTGCAGCCATGGCACAAGCCCAGGAAATTACCAAGAACCTGCTGGGGGCTTTTGGATTCAAGCCAAAGAATTTGATTGGATTTGCAAAGATGGTGAAGTGTTTTCCCTATCAAACTTTGCAGGGTTTCCAGTTCAAAAACTGGATTGGTTTATTTAGAAAGGCTGGTGATTCATGGAACTTTTATTGGCTGGGGTTTTGGCATTGGCTGCAAATGCAGATTGCAAGGAATGCAAGGCTTTTAATTCCAAAGCTGCTGTAACTAAAACAGTTACTAGAAGCAAAGACAGGTTGAAAAAAATTAAATCAATTATCCGCAGGGGCAGATAAGTGTTTACAACTGATTGGTTAAATCTGGTTGAAAAATTAGGGTTGCCAGTGGTAGCATTGTTTGCCATTGGCTATTCCCTTTACAATTCATGCAGATGGATTGGAACAAATATTTTGTTACCAATTCACAATCGACATTTAATATTCCTAGATAGGTTGGAAACAGGAATTGAAAAAATTGTTGATGTGCAACACAACCAAAATTCACAACTGATAAACTTAACCCAAAAGATTTCCGATTCACTGGAAACAAAGGAACCTAAATAATGTTAATGCCATTCCCCCAAGAACTACCCATTGAAGCAATTGGATTGATTGTAGATAGAATCAGGGGCAAAGCCATTCCAGTTACAACAGCTTTAAATGCTGCTTGGAACTTGGCAGGTTATGCTGCAACCCAAATTCCAATAAACAGTAAAGAGGTAATGGATTTACCAGTGCAAGAATACCCAGTTACAGATGATGAAATTGTAACCCTTCTTGAATCGGTTTCTGGTGAATACAAACCAACCCCAGAAGGGGAGCCAGTAAAATTTGGAATCATCCCTTGGGTTATAGTTTTAAAAATAGCCATGAAGTTGCTTGCAACCTTTGCCTAATATTATGTTTGGAACCCCTCGAAGTGGGAAATGGCCAAAGGTAAGAAAGGCCCATCTTAAGTTGCAACCTTGGTGCATGGGTTGCGGTTGCACAAACCCAAGCCAATTGGAAGCCCACCATATAATTCCTTTTTGGATTGATAAAACACAGGAGTTAATCTTAGATAATTTGATTACCCTTTGCAGTTCAAAAAGTAGATGCCATTTTGTAATAGGGCATTTATCAAATTGGGTTTCATGGAATGTTAATGTGAAAAAAGATGCTGCAATTTATTTTGCCAAACTGGAAAGAAAACCAGATGGCAGGCAAATAATAAGAAGCAGAAATGCCAGCCCACCCAAGATATGATTACAACCCAGAACCAGAACCTGTTTTAAAAATGCCACAACCTACCCACCATAGGCCAGGAACAGAAGAAAAAATTGTGGTTCTAATCAATAGGGTTGCAGCAGGTGAAAAGCTATATCATGTAGACGATGAAAAGATTCCAATAGTTAAACACCATTCTGACAGCAAACAACCATTGCCAGAATTCATATGCCATCAAGAAAATCAGGATGAAGATTATTAAAATTCATTGTGGTAATTCCTTAGATGTTTTAAAAACCTTTCCGTCTAATTCTGTTGATGCAGTGGTTACTGACCCACCCTATGGCTTATCTTTCATGGGTAAGAAATGGGATTGTCAGGTTCCAGATCAAAAGATTTGGGAAGAATGCTTAAGGGTTGTTAAGCATGGTGGATACTTGTTATCTTTTGCTGGAACCAGAACCCAACATAGAATGGCAGTTAGAATTGAAGACGCAGGCTTTGAAATCAGAGATATGATTGCTTGGGTGTATGGGTCAGGGTTTCCAAAAGGGCAAAACATTGGCAAGGCTGTTGATAACTTGTTAGGGAATGAGAGGGAATGGATAGGTGTAAATCCTAACAAAGCCAGCGAAGAAGCAGAAATAGCCAGTGCAGGGAAATCACAAAGCGGTAGAACTACGCACCCAGATATAACCAAAGGCCATTCAGAGTATGAAGGCTGGGGCACATCATTAAAGCCAGCACTTGAGCCAATCACGATGGCAAGAAAACCATTGGCAGAAAATACAGTTGCAGAAAATGTAATGGCATGGGGGACAGGGGGAATTAATATTGATGGTTGCAGGGTTGGAGTTGAAGCTATTAAATCTAACAGGGGTTTAGGTGATAATAAAAATTTAAATGATGATGGATGGAAGGGAATAGGAAATAAGATTGAACCAATTATAAGCCAAGGCAGATTCCCCGCCAACTTTATTCACGATGGATCAGAGGAAGTTCTAGCAATCTTTCCTGATACAACCCCAAGCAAAGCTGGAATAAGAAGGCCAAATGCAAAACAATCAACAAATGCTTTTGGGGATTACAATGCCCAACCAGAATTGATTGCAGGCCATGAAGATGCAGGTGGCTCCGCTTCAAGATTCTTTTATTGTGCTAAAGCCAGCAAGCAAGATAGAGAAGAAGGTTTAGAAGAGTTTGAGGAAAGGCCAGCAGGTTGTTTAGATGGCAGGGCTGATGGTTCATTAGGTTCAATATTACAAAGCAAGAACAACCACCCAACAGTTAAGCCAGTGGATTTAATGCGTTACCTTTGCCGATTGGTTACCCCAACAGGGGGAATTATCCTAGATCCTTTCATGGGTTCAGGTTCAACAGGCAAAGCTGCAGCCCTTGAAGGATTTGATTTCATTGGGATTGATCTTGATGAAAACTATTGCAAGATTTCAGAGGCCAGAATCAATGAAGCAATCAAGGTTTATGAGTTGGCTAGAAGCCATAATGAACACCATAACAGGCTTCGGTTTATCAATCGTAATTCAGATGGTGTTTTATCCCCTGATGGATATCCAAACAACCCCCAGCCAGAACCTAATACTAGGGTTAATTTTTACCCTAGCAAGCTTGCTAAGAAGCTATCTTATCAGGAGGGTTTTCGCCAACTGGAACTGTTTTAAAGGTAACCAAATTCCATAATCTGGGACAGTTCGCAGGTTCAATTGTCAACATTTCCAACAAAAAAACAGGTACAACTTTGACCCTTAAATCTGGAATAAAACCTGCATAAAAACGCTACAAATTTTAAAGGTATTTCTAAATAAACCCTGCATAAAACCCTATAAATCAAAGGCTTTTTCCCAAGGCAATATATCCGCTTGGGGTGGAAGAGGTCGCAGGTTCAAATCCTGTATCCCCGACCTTGTTTTTGACGAAAAAGGAACTTTGAAAAAGTTGTACTGGTACAAGTTGTACAACTTTGATACGATTTCTAGCATTGGCAACCCACTTTGGGCAGCTTAAACTGGAAAGAAATATCATGGCTAAGAACAAAGTCCCAGGCTTATTAAATCATAAGGGCAAGAATCTTGGGTACAGCATTGACCCAAGAAACAAGAAGCGCATTTACCATGGGCAATGGGGCTTGCGTGAAACCAAATCTAAATATGAAATTTGGCTGGCTGAATACCTAGCAAATCAAAACCTGCCAGTGGATTCAGAACCCGAACACGCAGAACCAATCTTGGCTGATTTGGTTACTGCATTCATGGGTTGGGCTGATGGCTATTATCGCAACCCTGTTACCAAGCTTCCAACCAGTCAGCACCATGTTTTAAAATCTGCAATCAGGGAAATGAAACCTTGGATTGAATCAGGTAAGCCCATTGCAGAATTTACAACCAAAGATTTAATAGCAGTTAGGGCTGCAATTGTTAACAGAAACATCATGCCCCAATCAGAGTTTACCCCCCGAAAAAAATTAACCATATCAACTGTTAACATTTTGATCTGCAAAATTAGACTGATGTTTAAAAAGGGTGTTGAATTTGGGCTGGTTCCTGTTGCTGTGTTTCAATCTTTGATGTGTGTTCAACCTTTAAATTGGCGAACAGCACCCAGCCTTAGAAATCCAGAACCCATTAAAGCTGTTAAAAAAGTTTCCATTGAAAAGATTCAAGCATTCTTAAAACCTGTTTACCAAGTCATGATGAAGATTCACACAACCACCGGAATGAGGGTTAAGGAATTGGTTCAGATGAAATGGTCAGAAATTAACCCTGTTAAAAATGACCCTACTATTTATTGTTACCAACCAAGCCAACATAAGGGAAGCCATCGAGGTCAGGACAGGAAGATTTTCATTCATGAAGATCATATTGCTTTAATGAAGAGCATTAGGAAACCACTATGGGAAAAAGATTTTGTTTGGTGCAGTCATGGTAAGGGAATCAATGCAGGTTATTCTGGACAGATGACCCCAGCAGCTTATTACCTTGCAATTAAATCAGCTATCAGACGATTCAACAGGGTTAATAAAATCAAGCTTGAAAGGTTTACCCCTTTGCAGATCAGACATTTGGTAGGAACTGAGATAAGGGAAACAGACGGAATCGAAGCTGTTGCTGCTACGCTTGGCCATGTTCGCCTAAATACTTCTGAAATATACGCAGAACAAAGATTTACTAAGGCAAAGGAAAGAGCTAGGAATAAGCCCAAATAAGGGATTTAAAAAGTCTATCAATATTAGCAATAAAAATATTTGTGAATATTTGAAGTATTATAATTGACCAGCTGAAATAAAAGTTTAGTATCTGCAAATCTGAGATTGAAAAGGATTTCCTTTTGGGGCATGAGGCCAGCCAAAATTCTTGATAGGATTTTGCCCAAATCTTTTTTTTAGTACAGCAGCTTTGCCAAAGCTATTGAAACAGAAAGCACATACCCATGCCCCTTTCTTTATTCATTTCAGAATTAAATAAGCCCTGCCTAAACC